CCCAGTGCCGCGTTCTGCGCGAGTGCCGGCTCCATGGCCGTTTTCAGCGCGTAGGCGGTGCCGATCATGCCGGCCAGACCGACGCCCATTTGCTTGATGCCTTGCTGGCCACGTTCGCCGAGGTCGCTGAAACTGGCATTCACATGGCGCAGCGGTCTGCTCACCCGGTCGACCAGGCTCAGCACAAAATCCAGTTTGCTGGTGGCGTTCGCGCTCATGCAGGGGGTTCTCCAGTCAGCCTTTCAACGCCTTGGCAATCCCGTTGGCCACGGCGATTTCCATGCGCTTCCAATGTTCGTCTTCCAGGTATTTCGCCGTGCCTAGGTTGTGCGCCGTGGGCTCACACCCAGGCAACCAACGCTCGACCAGGGCCATCAACTGGCCCAGGCCGTCGTCACTCAGTCGCTCGGCACGTTCGAGGGCTTTTTTACAACCACTTCAACGTCCGGCGCGTACTCCTCCAGCAATGCGCCGGCGAGCTGCATGATGAGCACCGGGTTGCGCAGCAACGGGCGCAGAGCTGGCAGCTGCTCGGCCTTGACCGTGGTGGTCAGCAGGTTGTTCGACGGGGCGACCTTGCTGTTGGGGGTGACAGCGTTGAAGTACTTGGTCACGTCCTGCGGGGCCAGGGTGAAGGTGAATTCCTGTTCGCCGATGTCCAGGGTGATTTCGCGGTGTTCGGTCATGACTTAGTCCTTTGGTTCAGGTTGGAAAAATAAGCGTCGAGGCAGTGTTCCAGACGCTTTTCAAAGCGGTGTTCGAGTTTGAACAGCGCCTTGTCGAAGGCTTCCAGACGGCCGTTGTGCTTGGCCATCTCGATGCGCAGTTCGAGGTGTTCGCGGCGTGCCGCGTTGACCTGGCGAAACAGGTAGATCTGAAAACCGGCGACGCCGGTCAACACCAGCTCGGTCAGCAGCAGCATCACGCTGATGTGCATCGGGGTCAGTTCCATCATGGCCGCCCCCAGTTGCCACGGCCGCCGATCCTTACCGCCTTCCACATCAGCCAGGCCAGGGGCTTGGCTGTGCCCTCCTCGAGCAGGGCCTCGTAGAAAATCCGGTCGGCCTCGACCTTGGTGAAACGGTGGGTCTGATTGGTGTAGATAAAGTCATGCACCACGGACGGCCGGCGAGTGGTGGGGCTCTGGGCGTCCACCAGGCGCCTGGCCCAGCGCGGCACGCTGGCCAGGTCCGACAGGTAGCCGATCGGCACGACGATCAAGTGCGTCGTGCGCGGTTGATACCCATCAAACGGTGCCGGCGTTGGGTCGCAGTAGCGGTAATGCAGCGGGCGGATCACTTCCCAGCGCGAGTGCCCCGGTCGGTGTCGCAGCTCCAGATGGCTGTCGAATGGCATGGCTCAGTAACTCCAGATCATCGGGCTGGGCAGACGCCCGCCGATAGGGGAAACCCCTAGGTGCAGGAAGCGCGCAGTGCCTTTTTGGCTGACGCCTATCCGGTTAAACCCGAGTGTCAGCGCCAGGTGCAGCAGCTCCAGGGCGTCGGCGCCCCGGATGCGCACGTCGACGGCGGTACCGGCGCAGTGTTCGCCGGGTTCGGCTTTGCCGGCTTCTGCGGGGTGGTTGCGGCAGCGATAGGCACTGCTCAGCGGCATCGGTTTGCCATACAGGGTGCGCAGCAGCTGCAAGCGGTCCATAAAATCCGGGTCCATCGGGTTTTTACCCCGGGTAGCGCTGGGGCACTGACCGCAGCGGCAGCGCAGCTCCAAGTCCGAAAAGTTGGGCCAACGGGTGGTCTGATCCATCAGCCCAGGCCCTCGATTTCGGTCGAGTCAAGGTACGGCACGCCGTTAATGCGGATAAAGTCCGGGCTGGTGACGTCGAACGGCACCTTGTGCGTGGACTTGCTACCGCCCTTGGGATCGATGTCCAGCAGGCCGGAGATTTTCACCTTGCAGCCGAAGGCCTCGACACGCAGTTCGTCGGTGGCGGTCTTGGCAAAAAACAGCGTGTCAAAAGGTTCCAGCCGGCGAAACGAACCGGCGCGGCCGGCGGCCTCGATCAACAGGCCAAAGTTCGCGCTGTCGAGTTCAAACTCGCCGCTGGCCGCCACGTCGCCGTCGACATGGCCATCGGGCACACCCTTGGTCTGGGCCACCGCGCTGTTGTCAGTGATGTCCAGGCTGGCCTTTTCGATATGCACCTGCAGGTCGCCCAGGGTGACGTCGAAATTCATACCGCTGATACGGGCCATGGTTATTCCTCGTTGTCCAAAGACAGGTCCAGTGCGATGTTCGCGGTCAGGTCTTTGGGGCAGTTGTAGGGACGGACCTTGATGTAGGCCTCGATCGCGGTGTGGCTCTTCCACACCAGGATGATGTCGCCGTCTTTCGGGGGCTGGATGTCGCCGGGAAACTGCACGCCGGCAAACACCACCGAGCGGGACATGTCACGCAGGGGGCGCATCAAGGTCAGCCGGGTGCTGGCCATGCTGTTGGCGGTGCTGTTGACCTTGCGATCGGCGACCAGGCGAATCAGCAGGATCCGTACCTGGCGGGCGGCCTTGTCGACGATGCGCAGGTTTTCCACCACGGTGAAGTCACTGCCTGGCGCATCGAGCAGGTTCGCATCGCCCCAGAACATGCCCGGGTAGTCCGGGTAGGTCTGCGGCACCGACAGGCGGGCCTTGTCCAGTTCAGCCAGCACGGCGGACGGCAAGGCCACGCCGTCACTGTCGAGCGGCACCGGGCCAAGACCGATCAGCGCGCCGGTGGCCACGCGCATCGGACTGTCGGCAATGCTCACCTCGGCGGTGGCCAGGCGACCGGCCAGCACGCCCAGGTCATTGCCGTGCAACTGTGGCACCAGCAACACCCGAGGCGCGGAAACACCGCTGGTCAGGTTACGTTGCTCGGCCAGGTACTCCGACCACTTGGCGCTGTTTGTGATGCCGACGCTGGCCGCCATCACAAACAGCCGGCGTCCGTAGCGATTGCCCAGCTCGATCGCCGCCGCGTGCATGGCTTGCAGTTCGGCCGCTGTGGTCACCGGTTTGGTGATCACCACCGCCTCGACCGAGATGTTTTCGTTTTGCGCCTGCTCCAGGGCGTCGGCCCAGGCGCCGTCGGCGGCCATCGGTGCGGCCATGCAGGCCCAACGGCTGCCACCGTTGAGGCGGGCCGCGATGATCTGGGTTTTCAGGTCCGAGGCAGGAATGCCCAGCTCGGTGTCCAGGTCGCTGTCGGTGTTCAACGGAATCAACTTGCCGACGTTTTTCGCGGCGGGACCGATAAACAGAAAATAGCGCTCAATCTCCGTGACCGGGCCTTGTCCCAGGTTCAGGTTGTTGACGCTGACTTTGCCTTGAGCCATGGAAGGCCTCGCTATCGTGGGGCGTGAAGGGTTTGCTGCAAGACGGTGCCGACGATCTCGCGCACGTCCTGGGCGTTGGCGCCCAGCACGACCCGCACGGGAAGGTCGATCTTCCAGCTGGTTTTTTTCGGAGTGCCCTCAAGCTGGCTGAGGATCACCCCGGCCTGTCCGTTGTTCAGGTGTTCGACGATCCAGCCCAGGGCTGGCCGCTTCCAGCGCTTGCCTTGGCGGATCTGGTAGCCGGCCTTGAGCAAGGCGCGGGCCTGTTGTCGAGACGCCGGCGCCTGGTAGTCCGGGGTTTTGCCCAGGCGGCGCAGGCGTGCCGGGGTCATGGTTTCGCGGTGGCCGTTCTGGTGTTCGCTGGCAATGCGTGACACCAGGCGGTTTTTCCAGCTCAGGGTCGCCGCGTTGGCAGTCAGGCCGACCACCTGCAAGTCCTTGCCCAAGCCGCGCAGCATCTTGCGTTTACTGCTGCCTTGGCGGGCGGCGTAGGGCGAACCGTCCAGGTTGCGCTGATCACGAATCCGCTTACGGTTCCGGGTACGCAGGCGTTTGCTGGCGGTGTTCAGCAAGCGTCGACGTTTAGCCGCGGGCAAGGCCAGCAGCTGCAATTGCGCCTGGGCTTCGAGCAGCCCACGCACGTCGAATTCAAGTCCCGGGGCGGTCATCGATCACGGCCCCCTGTTCGGCAATCCATAGATCAAACGGAACAAATGCCCAGCGTTTGCCAAAGGCCTGAATCTCGCCATCGTCGGCCTCGCTCAGGTGCTGCGGTTCGATAAAGTCCAGTTGCAGCTCGACGTTGGCCTGATCCGGGTCTAGCTGATCGATCTCAAAGGTCGGCGGCGCCAGGTTGTCGTCTTCGCGATCGGGGTCGTTGACTTCCAGCCAAGAGCCCACCAATGCCATCAGCCGCGCCGGGTGGTCGGTCAGCCGCTCCAGGGAAATGATCGCGTGATAACGCATGTCGCCCATGTGCAAGCCCTTAACGGTGGGCTTCCAGTACAGCGGCAAGGTGACCTGTTCGGCCCAGCTGTCGAGCTGTTCGGGCAACACCATGCGGCGATCGATCAGGTAAGCGGTCAGGGCGCGCAGCTTCTCCATCAGATCAGCTCCGCCGTGATACGCCCACGGCCTTGCAGCACGCGCACGGACTGCT